CCATTCCAGTCATTGGGTAGCTATTTGTATCACAGTTACATCATGACCGTCGATCCAAATACTGGTCTAGAGTGGACAATCACAAATGCCAATGCGATTCAAACGGGAATCATCCGCAAGACCTAGGAGACATTATGGCTCTATTAGATTTCGAGGGATTTGACAACATCAAAAGTGGAACAACCGAACCCGGCAACTTTAATAGTGCGTCTATCGGTACCACCGCAACAAATACTGTATTTGGATATGGTAAGCATTTTGGTGGAACTTTTACATCCTGCACTATTCCATTTCCGTCACAACTGTCAACATTCTTTGTCAATTTCCACTATAAGACTGATAACCAGGCGGCAACAATGCCTGTGGCTCAATTCAGGGATAATACAACTAATGACCAATTGTACGTTGGGTCGGATGCTGGAAAAATTGTCGTAAAGCGTGGAAGTAGTAGTGGTACAACTCTGGCCACTTCATCCATGATGTTTCCTTTCATAAGCGGAGTATGGCATTTTGTTCAAATCAAAGTTGTCATTGACAATTCGGCCGGAGTATGTATTGTCAAAGTTGATGATGTCGAACATATCAATGTAAGTGGAGTTGATACCCAAGCATCTGCATCCAACACCTATTGTGATGCGATATATTGGGGCTTTGGTTCCACAGCGGGTTATGCGGATAACTATGTGCTGTATGATACGACTGGTGGAGTGTTTGATGACTTCACAGACGAAACAAGAGTTCGTGGTCAAAAACCAAATGGTAATGGTGATACAGTACAATGGACGCCGCTATCAAGTACAAATGTCTCCAATGTGGATGAAGAATATGACGCTGATACCACATATTGTTCAACAACTGGTGTTGGTAATATCGATTTGTATGCGTATGCAGCAAACTCTCCGGCTACTGCAACAATCCATGGTGTGAAAGTCGGTATGACTTTCCGAAAAGATGATGCTGGCGCCAACACAGACAACATCATTGTCCGCAGCAACAGCACAAACTATGAGGATTCGGCTGGGCCATATACAGCACTTTCGACCTATGTATACAAACAATGGATGATGACTGTGGATCCAAATACATCGGCAGCATGGGTATACACTTCCGCGAACGCACTTCAAAATGGAATCATTAGGAAAGCATAGTTATGGCTGATAGAATAACAAGAGCAGACAAACAAGTTCTTGAATCTAGTACTGGTGGCAGTTCTCTTGTTACCAGAGCAGATAAGCAATCATTGGAATCGGGAATACCGTCCGTTTCTCGTGTTACGAAGAACGATACTAGTATCGTCGCTCGCCAGGATACAAATGATATCAACACGCTTTTGACTAAAGTTTCTTCCAGCATTGTTACTACGGTCAACCCGGTACCGAATATTTCTAGGGTGACTCGTGTTGGATTACAGATTGTCACAGGTGTAAGTAGTGATTTCCCAGCAGCTATTCTGAATAATCCGATAATCTGTTAGGCATAAGTATTAGTATGAGAAAAACTGTGGTTGAAAAACTTGATGAAGTGCTAGGTGTTGCCCAAAGTTTGGTTGTCGATGTTCCTGAACCAGAAGAGGAAGATACTTCGGTTGCAGTCATTGATGTCCCGACACAGGAAGTTGTCGTGGTCACACCGGCTGAAGTTGTACCCGTTCCATCATCTACCGATACCCATTTGATTGAGTTGGATGAGGATATTCGAGACACGCGCAAGACCTTGAAGTTTTTGATTGAGACCGGAAAGACGAGCCTCGAAGAACTCCAAATGATTGCGACTGAGACCGAAGAACCTCGCCCGTATGAGGTGCTGGGTGAACTCATCAAAAGTATTGCGGATGTGTCGAAGGAACTTGTGCTTCTTCATAAGACACGCGCGGATATCGTGAAACTCAGTTCAGATTCCGCACCCAAGAAAGAGGTTCCACAATCTATTACTCAGAACAATATGTACCTGAACACCACAGATTTGGTTAAAATGATTAGAGAGGGTCAGGTGAATGCCAATAATCCAGTGCTTCCAGAATAACCCTCGACTCAAAGATTCGGGTCAGAAAATCGCATACTCTCAAGATATGATTGATGAGATGACGCGGTGCGCCCAGGACCCCGTCTATTTCATCAAAAAGTACGTCAAAATTGTCAACGTCGATCACGGTATCATTCCGTTTGAGTTGTACCCCTACGAAGAACGATACGTCCGAACGATGCACGAAAACAGATTCGTTATCTGCAAATTCCCACGACAGAGCGGAAAGTCTACTACAACCATCGCGTACTTCCTGTGGTACATCATTTTCAATGAGAATGTGAAGGTCGCCATTCTCGCAAACAAAGGCGAAACGGCACAAGAGTTGATGTCGCGTCTCCAGTTTGCGTATGAGTTTCTACCGTTCTGGATTCAGCAGGGTGTGAAGATTTGGAACAAGCGTTCGGTTGAACTTGAGAATGGTTCGAAGATTCGCGCGGCCGCGACCTCATCCAGCGGTGTTCGTGGTGACACATTCAACATCATTTTCCTTGACGAGTTCGCCCACATCGACCCACCGAGCCTAGCAGAACAGTTCTTCACCTCGGTCTATCCGACAATCGCATCCGGTAAAACCACGAAAGTTTTCATCGTATCTACACCAAAAGGTATGAATCTGTTCTATAAACTGTGGGTCAATGCGAATGAAGGACGGTCTGAATATGTCCCATTAGAAATCAACTGGTGGGATGTGCCCGGCAGAGATGAAAACTGGAAAGAACAGACGATCAAAAATACGTCGGAAGAGCAGTTCACACAGGAGTTTGGATGTGTGGTGGGTGAAACTGAAGTAACTATAAATAGTAAGAAACTCACAATCAAAGAAGTGTATGAACGACTTTCTCATTTACAAAATAACGCGGTCTGATGGGGCTCTCTATATTGGTACAACAACTCAAAAGAGTCTCCGACAGAGGATGAATGCTCATAGAGCGTCTAAGAAGTTTTGTGGCTATACATTTGAGTATGAAATTTTGGTATCCGGAGAAACAAAGGATATATGGGATGCTGAATCCAAATATGTTGAGGAATATGATACATTCTTCAATGGATTGAATGAAACAATCTCCGGAAAAGGAAACCACAGGTCGGAGAGATTTACAACTTACGGATATCGGTTTTCTGAGGAATCACGAAAGAAAATGAGTGCGGCCAAAGTCGGCTACATCCCATGGAACAAAGGACTTCGCGGAAAATACAAACTATCAATCAGTAGACGGGGTAAGATACATTCGTTCAAACTCAAAACAGATGATTATGCTGACATTCGGAGGACATTTGAAACACGTCCAGACTTACCTATACCTTGGGATGTACGAGTTGGTAATGGAAAAATTTTGACGTATGAGCGAGCCTTTTGTAAAGTTTATGCTTCCAAATACAAGATCACACCGACAATGATGTATAAGATATTGACAAAAAGATGCCTGAGATAGTATATAATACAGCTGGTTGCGTGGTAGCGACTCCTTTTGGGGATGAGGTTTTCCATGGCGTCCGAAAAACTGTCAAGGATGCATGCGCCTTTGTATCTTTATCCAATAACACCAAACTAAAATGTTCTTTAGACCATCGTGTTATGACCAATGATGGACCCAAGTCGGTGGTAGACCTTACATCGGATGACGAGATTTTGACGAGTTCGGGTGGATGTTTTCTAACCAACATAGAAATAATAGATGGACCTATTGAGGTTTACGATTTGATTGAAGTTGGAACGCATAGCGTGTATTATACGGATTGCGTTCTTTCTCATAACTGCGAATTCCTTGGGTCCACAGGTACACTCATCAACCCAGCGAAACTCCGCCAGTTGAGTTTCCATGTACCGCAGAAGAGTATTCATGGGCTGGACATCTACAATCCACCAATTCAGGGCCACACTTATGCTATGACAGTCGATACAGCCCAGGGTAAGGGGCGCGACTACCACGTGGTTCAGGTCATAGATGTGACCAAACTCCCATATGTCCAGGTAGCTAAATATAGGGACCATAACACACCTGTCATCATTTTACCGAACATCATAGCTCAGATCGGCCGCGAGTACAATAACGCGGTTGCGCTGATTGAAGTCATGGATACGGGTATGCAGGTGGCGGATATGCTACATTATGATTTGGAATATGAGAATCTTATCCATGTCACGATCAAAGGCCGTCACGGTCAGATCGTCGGTGGAGGATTCTCCAAGATATTCCAACGCGGTTTGAAGATGACACCTCAGGCGCGCCGCCAAGGGTGCATGAACTTGAAAACGCTGGTCGAGCAGGATAAGCTGATTATCCAAGATTTTGATACGATTCAGGAATTGACAACCTTTGCTTCGAACGGTAAAAATGGAAAGTTTGAAGCGGAAGAGGGTTGTCACGACGATTTAGTGATGGCACTTGTGGTATTTTCTTGGTTGGCCGCTCAACGGTATTTCCGTGAAAGCGGGGAGAATATGGACGTCCGTCTCCAACTTGAAGAGGACAATAAGAGTTGGATTGAGGATCAGATGATTGTTCCATTGATGATTGATGATGGTTTGACGGATATGAGCATGGAAATAGACAAATCGGGAAATCTATGGACAGCGGTCCGATAGAGAAATACCGGTTCAAATAAATAGGATGAGAGAGATTTTCAATGTATAGCATTTATCGCTATATGATTAAGGAGAAAGAACGACAATGGCATTCCAGATTTCCCCAGGTGTGCTGGTTAGCGAAATTGATCTAACCACTATCGTTCCTGCCGTTGGTACTACAACCGCCGCGCTTGTTGGATTATTCCAATGGGGTCCCGCGAACGAAAGAGTACTTTTGGACAGCGCATTGACTCTTGAAAAGAGGTTTGGTAAGCCTGACAACGATACATTTGTTGATTGGTTTAGCGCATACAACTTTTTGAGTTACGGTGACAGTCTTTTGACTGTCCGCGCTCTGCCATCAACCGCAAAGAACGCAGTTTCAAATACAGATAGCGTGGCATCCGTGTCAATCGTTACCCCAGGTATGGGATATCACCAAGCAACCACGACGATTGCTTTTGCTGCTCCGCCTAGTGGTGTGACTGCTACAGGAACCGTGACGATTACGGGTGGCGCGATTGCAGCCGTGACTATCACCAACCCGGGTTCTGGATATACTTCAGCACCGGCCATCACGATTACAGATTCCGACGTTGCTCCCGGCTCGAATGGTGACTTGGATGCAGTTCTTGGAGCAGCAATCCAAATCGCTAACGATGGTGTGTATGACCAACAGTACTCTGGTGGTCAAGCAAATGTTGGAATGTGGGCAGCGAAGTACCCTGGTGATCTCGGAAACAGCTTGCTCGTCTCCATCACCGATTCTACGCAGTTCGCAACATGGGACTACAAAGCAAACTTTGACCAGGCTCCAGCAGTTGGAGAAGTTCATGTTATCGTCATTGACGAGGATGGACGATTCTCTGGTGGTGTTACAAACACCGTACTTGAGAAGTTTGAGTTTGCAAACAAAGCAGCAGATACAAAATATGACGACGGTACTTCAAGCTACTACGCAACTGTAGTGAACCGCGGGTCACAGTACATTCGCTGGATGGATCACCCATTTGGATCGAATTGGGGTGGTGTGACTGGAACAGTATTCTCCACTCTTTCCGCATCACTGACCGAATCGTTAGCTGGTGGTGTGAGTGCGAATAACGCTGCAACAGCCGGTGAGTACGAAGATGGATACAGCTTGTTCCTGAATGGGGATGATGTTGATATCGCTCTGGTCATCGGTGGTTTCCCAAATTGTACAACTCCAGAAACCGTATACCAGTACATCGTTGATGACCTGGTAGAAACGAGAAAGGATTGCGTTGCGTTCTTGTCGCCTAGCCAAGCAGCCGTTGTGAATAACATCGGCAGCGAAGCAACCGACACAGTGACCTGGTTCAGAACGACAATCAACCGCAGTTCATCGTATGTCGTAAACTCTTGCAACTGGAAGTACCAGTACGACAAGTACAACGACACATACCGTTGGGTTCCTGATAACGCTGATATCGCTGGATTGTGCGTTCGTACCGATGTTGAAAGAGACCCATGGTTCTCACCAGCAGGGTTCAACCGCGGTATGCTGAAGAATGTTGTGAAACTTGCGTGGATGCCTTCGAAGGCAGAACGCGATGTGCTGTACCGTAACGCAATCAACCCAGTGACCTCATTCACCGGCGCAGGACCTGTCCTGTACGGTGACAAGACCTCATTGATGCGTCCGAGCGCATTCGACAGAATCAATGTTCGCCGTTTGTTCATCGTCCTTGAAAAGGCGATTGCGACGGCAGCGAAGTACTCCTTGTTTGAGTTCAACGACCAGTTTACGAGAGCATCGTTCCGTAACATGGTTGAGCCATTCTTGAGAGACGTTCAAGGACGCCGCGGCATCTTCGAATTCCGTGTGGTATGTGATACAACAAACAATACTCCCGAAGTCATTGATAGAAACGAGTTCGTTGGTGACATCTACATCAAACCTGCTCGTTCCATCAACTACATTCAACTGAACTTTGTTGCGGTTCGCACCGGTGTTCAGTTTGAAGAAGTCGTGGGTAAGTGGTAATCGTGGCAAGGAGATAGAATAAGATGCCTTTTACACCTCAAGATTTCCGCGCGCAAATGAAGTTCGGTGGTGCCCGTCCGACCTTGTTCGACATCACCTTACCCTTCCCGGTAGCCTCACCCAATGTGGCTGCTTCTACAAAGCTAACCTTCTCCGCTGAAGCTGCTTCGCTGCCAGCCGATACAGTGTCATCCATCGTGGTGAACTACTTCGGCAGACAGACAAAGTGGCCGGGCGACAGAACATTCGATGATTGGTCCATCACCGTTATCAACGATGAGGACTTCATTGTCCGTAATGCGTTCGAAGCATGGATGTCCGCACTCAATAGCCACTATGGCAACTTGAGATCGGAATCCGCCGTCCCAACATCTGGCTTCGCCGTCGATGCGATTGTAAAACAATACGGTCGTACAGGTGAAGGAATCAAGGGATACAAGTTCGTTGGTATGTTCCCAACCTCTGTGACTCCAATCGAAGTCGCATGGGGCAGCACAGACACAATTGAACGATTTAACGTATCTCTCGCCTACCAGTGGTGGGAAAATGACCAGACTGATGGTCAGGGTGGTAACGTCCTAGCCGTCTAACTAAATATGGGTGGCCGGGTAACACTGGCCACCCACATCCACTTAGATATGGACATCACCCAATGAAACATTACCACAATATTGAAGGAGTTATATAATGGCAGGATGGCGTTTATTTGGTTTTCAAATCGGCGCGGATGCCGATACAACTCCGAAACCCCATGAAAAGGTGGTTTCAATCCCAGCCAACGAGGACGGCGCGATTACTGTCCAGGCTGGCGGCGTCTATGGTACATATGTTGACTTAGACGGACAATCAGCCAAAAACGAAATTGAACTGATTACCAAATACCGAGAAATGTCTCTGACACCAGAGGCTTCAGCAGCAATTGACGACATTGTGAATGAAGCGATTGTTATGGAAGATAACAAGGATCCTGTCCAAATTGTGACGGACGACCTCCCGTTTGACGAAACTTTCAAGGAGAAGGTAACCGATGAGTTTGAATATATTGTTAAGCTACTTGACTTTAATAACATTGGCTATGAAATTTTCAAGCGTTGGTATGTTGATGGCCGCTTATATTTCCATATTATCATCAATGAAGAAGATCCGAGTGCTGGGATACAAGAGGTCAGATACATAGACCCAAGAAAGATTCGCAAAGTCCGAGAAATTCGCAAGGTCATTGACAGAGCGACTGGTGCCGAAGTCATTGCAGACATCCAAGAATACTACATCTTCAATGAGCGCGGCATTCAAAGTTCCGCGGGGTTGTATAGCGCCGCGGGTATGGGTGGGGTTCGAATTGCGCTTGACTCGATTTGTTATGTCCACAGTGGTCTGGTAGATTCCCAATACAACACCATCGTTTCACACCTACACAAAGCAATCAAGCCGCTGAATCAACTACGAATGGTCGAAGATGCCCTGGTAATCTATCGTCTCTCACGCGCACCCGAACGTAGAATTTTCTACATCGACGTTGGACAGATGTCAAAGGGAAAGGCAGAAGCCTACTTGAAAGACATCATGCAGCGTTACCGTAACAAACTGGTGTATGATAGCACCACGGGTGAAGTTAGAGACGATAAGCGTCACCTATCAATGTTGGAAGATTTCTGGCTGCCTCGTAGAGAAGGTGGAAAGGGTACTGAAATCACGACTCTTCCTGGTGGACAGAATCTTGGAGAACTACAGGACGTTGAATACTTCAAAGAGAAGTTGTTCCGTTCGCTTGATGTTCCGCTGAGTCGTTTGAAGTCCGAAGCTGGATTCTCAATAGGTAAGACCGCAGAAATCACCAGAGATGAAGTCAAGTTTTCCAAGTTCATCTATCGCCTGCGTAACAGATTCACCCAGTTGTTCGACAACCTGATGAAGATCCAACTTCAACTGAAAGGTGTCATTTCCGAAGATGATTGGGAAGAAGTCAATAAGAAACTCCACTATGATTTCCAGAAGGATTCATATTTCAGTGAGTTGAAAACCACAGAGATTCTCCAGAATCGTGTCGGTTTGCTCACACAAATGTCGGAATATATTGGACGCTATTGGTCCAAAGAATGGGTTCGAAAGAATATTCTCATGCTCACGGATGAAGAACTCGTTGAAATGGATAAACAGATGGAAGCAGAAGGTTTGCCAGAACTTCCAGCTGGTATCTCAGTTGGTATGCCAGTGGGTATGCCTGGTAGCGATTACGCTCCTCCAGAATATTCTTCACAAGCAGCACAGTATGACCAGATGATTGGTGTGGATCCTGTGTCACAAATGCTTCAACAGAAGCAGGGTGAACTGGAATTGCAGCAGCAACAGCAGCAAATGAAGCAGCAAGCCCAGCAAGCGAAAGCTATGCAAGCCGCTAAAGCACCTCCTCAACAATCCGCGGGTAGAAAACCCATAAATAAAAAGAAGCCAAGTGGTGGAGGAAAGAAATAGTGGAAGAACAAAAAAGATACGGTGCTTCAATGGGTCACAAATATAAGGGACCATCCCTTAATCCACAGCCAACCACCGCGGTCGAAGATTACATCCAACCAGAAGTTTTGAGTGGTATTGGTTCAGATGTAAAGACATTACCGGATGGAGCCGAACTACAACGAAAAAGCCGGCGTAAAACAACCACACCAACACAAAATGAACTTTCTATAGGAGAGAATAAGAAATATGACGACCAAGAATAGAGTTCAATCAATAATCGACGCGGCTTTGAATGAGCAGGCTTTGGAGTGCTACGAAGCCCTGAACGCCACCATGGCCGAAAAGTTGTCTGGTCCAATCGCACAAATCGCTGAGTCGGTCTCTAAGGGATTCTTTGAGGAAGAGGCAAAAACTGGTACATATGGTGGCAGAAAATACAAAATGCTCCACCCAAAACTGACAACTAAAGATAAAATCAAAATCTTTGCTCGTGGCCTTATTGGAAAAAGTACAAAGATTGATTCGGTGCCAAAACGAACATATGAAAGCCTGGATCCTCAAGTCCAGCGCGGAGTTGATTTCGTTGTGGAAGGCGTAGCAAAGCATGGTGTTAGTTCTTTTGGAGGTCTCGTAGAAAAAGCGGAAGAGCGTTTCGCAATCTACGATGATAGCCTGAAGAACTACTTCGCTGGAGAAATCAAAGAATCACACAAAGTTGGTGATATTGTTGTGGCAAATTCTGGACCTCATAAGGGGCAAAAACACAAAGTTATCCACGTCCATAGCGATGGTAAGTTGAATATTACACCATTGAGCCGTAAAAACTTGTATAGACAAGGCGCTGCATCCGCACATTCACATGAAGTTACGTCGGTGCATGAATCTTCGGTTGTTTCAGCAATCAAAGACCATATGGTTGGAAAAGCCGCAGACAAAGCAGCCGTAGATGCAGTATTCGGACCGCGTAAGAAGAAAACCGCAAGGCAGCGTAAAGCTGGAAAAGCGTTCATCACAAGGAAATACTAATATGAACAGATCAAAAAGAATCGTAAACTCCATCTTTACCGACAATCCCGTTCGTTTGGGTGAAGAGATCAACTCTGCACTTTTGGAGCGCGCCGGCCAGGCGATTCAATCCAAGAGACTCCAGATTGTCTCCGAAATGTTTGACGATGGTGAGTTTTCAACCAAGAGCTTGAGAGAAACTGTCCAGAACAACAAGCGCCAAATACGAGAGAATGTCATTACTGCTTTAGCTGAAGCAATGAGCAAGTAAGGAGTAACCAATAATGGCGGTAAATATTCAAATCATAAAAGATTCAACCCGCGAAACTGTGGTGAAACTTACCAACGACGGTGATGCCGAATCGTCTGTACTCAAGGTTGATGCGTCTACATTAGCTGGTGCTGATGCTCTTGCATCGTACCACGAGTTGATGATTACTAACGTCACATGGAGCATTCTTTCCACATATTCTGTGATTGTTGAATGGGATGGTGACACACCCGCGAATGCGCTTGTGTTGAATGGTAACGGTGCGCTACGGTACACTGGTGGAGAATACGTTCTCATCAAGAATACTGCGGCCGCCCCTAGTGGCGACATTACAGTTTCTACGGCAGGCGCCGGCGCCGCACCAGCATATACTGTTATGCTGACTCTCGCAAAGGGTGTAGGATTCAATCGTCTGGAAGCGACTGCCTAATAAGGATCCATTATGTCTATCACAGTAAAACAGTTGTTGGCAAACATCGTGGAAGCTACATCCTTTGAGAAGAAGGATATGGCACTTCGCCGTAAAAAGAGACGCCAGGGTCATCGCCTCGAAAAGAGAATGCGTAAAATGACCGATGCCATGAAGGACCGTGATTCGGAAGAAGCCTTCAAGAACCGTGGCCAGAGTTTCCTAGCAAAGCATGGTGGTGTGAAGGAAGCAGTAGCAGACCAACAGTTTATCCAGAACAAAAAGCACCACGGTAACACCAAGTTGGAACTTGAAGGTGCTCCGAGCAAGATCGGGCAGCGCAAGTATGTTGGACCCATCAAGAAGGTTCCTGGTGGGTTGAAGGAAGCCAGAAAACCCAAGGCAAAACTTGAGAAAATCCAACACCACGGGTTTACTGAAATACACCATATGAGCGACGGTGGTATCCAAGTACATCACGGCGGTAATATGGGTGATAGATTGGCCGACGTTCAGCGTAATACTGATGCGGTTTTGGGGAAGGGTTCGTTCAAAAAACTTCACAAGAACAAAACTCATGAGTCTGGTGCTCCGAGTTATATGTATTCAATGCATTCACACAAAAAGCATTTGGGTGAAGCCAATCTTTCCGGCAAGCAAGTGTATTCATCCATGCTTTCTCCATCTTCCGATACAGCAAAGCGTACTGGTGGAATCAAAGGTTCTGCCATGACGAAGGATAAGAAGCGCCTGATGGGTATGTCCGCGTTGCGCGTGAAGGGTGCCCAGATTCGCACGGAAGACAATGATGTAACTGAGGGTAGCTGGGAAGATTTCAAGAAACGCACTTTCACCAAGCAGGGTCGCGTCCATGCGGCCGCGGCAGCCACACTGAAGTCCATCAAAAAGACTGACAGAAGCAAGCGCCCCGAAAAGCCG